TGCGGTTGCGATCGAGGCCAGCACGCTATTCTCGCCCTGCCTGTGGATCGAGGCGGTTTCCGCAGCTTCGACGGCCCGCTTTTCCGCGAACAGCATCCGGGCGCCGATAATCGCCATTTGCTGTTCTTTGCGCTCAAGGTTGGTTTGCAGCGCTTCCAGCCCTTGCCCGGTGAACTCGATGTATTTGCCCGTCGCTTCCGGGTGCGCCGCCACGATCGCAGCCTGCGAGCCGATGGTGAACTTTGGCGCTGTCCCGTCCTCATTGAGGAAACCGCTAAGGAACAGCGTCGGCAAGCCGGTGAAGTGGCAACCGTGCTCATAGTCTGCGTTGGTGCGGTAGTGCGCGAGGTTCAGGTCAACCAGGTCGATCAGCGGCGGCTCGTCGACATCGCTGTCGATCCCGTCAACGCCGACGATAAAGAACGGGATGAACTCGAGCGGCTTACCGGCAAGCAGTGGATAGATATCGCCGCCGATCTGCTCGAACTCCTCGGCATTACCCTTTTCGGCCTTGCGGAATGTCCGTTGCCGGTAATGACCGCCCTCGTCGAGGTCGAGCACGCGCCATTGTTTGACGCAATTCGCCTTGAACTCGTTTTCGGCCTCCTCGATTTCTTCTTCGAGGACGACCATCGAAAGCATCCAGTAATTGCGGATCCGCTCGTATTTCCAGTTGATGATCGTCTCGGCCTTGTATTGCTTGAGCATCGGCCGCAAGCCCTGATCCTCTGCCGCCTTGACCGATATCGCGGTAACGCCTTCGATCGCCGGATGATCGACGAGGATGCCGACGCGGCCAGGACCGAGGATTTCAAGCGCGGCCTTGCGGGCAAAGGTTTCGAGCGAGGTGCCGGCCATGTCGATATCCTTCGCCATCGCCTCGACGCTCGATGCCAGTTTGGCTTGCGGCGGCTTGCGGAACATCATACCCAAGAGCCCGCTCATCGTGCGCCAGGTCGCGTTGTAGAACCCCGCGCGCTTGCGGTAAGCGTTGTAATCCTCCGTCTCCTGCGCGCCCAATTTCGGCAGGTAGGTTTCGCCAGCGGCATGGACCGCATCTTGCCCTGCGGCGGCATCGCGGCAGCGCTTCCACTTCGGCGCGAAGGTGGTGTAATCCTTGTGGCGGGTGTTCACATCTTTCATTGCCTTGCTCCTAAAATCCGCCAATTTTGACGGTCTGCATGGCCCTGGCCCGCACAGGGTATCGGTAAGCGACGAAATAGCCCGCCGCGTCGTTTAGATGGTCGAACCCGCTTGTCTTGTCGGGCTCGCCGTTCTTGTCGTAAGCCTGCTTTTCGAGCGCTTCGACAAAGCCGGGGCAGCGGTCGATATTGATCTTGAGGCGGCGTTCCTCGACGCCTTCGACCTGCCTGCAAATGACGAGGTTCATCGCGTTCACGCGGTCCTTTACGGCCGGGTTCGACGGGTTCACCAGCACGTTGAACCGCGCCTGTCGGAGCAAGGCGATATCGCTTTCGCTTGCATTCGCGCTGCGGCGGTTATTGCCGCTCGCATCCGGGTAAATGTGGATCGCGTGGCCGACATAGCGTTGCTTGATCGTTGCGATCAGCGCAGGCGTGTCGAGAATGCCGGTCAGCTCGTCGACCGCGTGCGGCAAGCCATCGCGCAGGACGAACACCACGCTCGCCATTTGGCCCACGTTGAAATCCTGCCCGATGTGCAGCGGCTCGCTTGGCTGGATGGTTTCGCGTGAAGCATTTGCCGCCCGATCGAACTCGGGATAGACGCTGCCGCTGGTAAGGTTCACGAACTCGCCTTCAAGGTATGCGGCGAGCAGGGCTGCAGGGTAGGACGCGCGCAGGCTGTCGATATAGCCATCGGGCAGATTGGCGGCATTTTCCTCGGTCTTGGCGCGGATCAGCTCGTATCCGGGGGCAGGCGATTTCTGCCAGCGCTCATAGACGAACTTGAACCCCTCCGGCGTGGTGGCGACGCCAACCGTGTTTTCCATCCCACACTTCTGCCGGTTGCGGGCGATGATCTTATTCCACGCATCGCGGGCCTTTTCCGTGGGCATGATGTCGATCTCGTCGACCAGGCTATGCGCTACTTCGTATCCGACGATGCGGTGCGGCTGCTCCATGTTGCGGAACAAGATCCGGCCCGCTCCGGGGAACTCAAGCACGCCAGCTTGCCGGTTTAACTTGTAGGCCCACCCTTTGCGCTCGCACAGTTCGGGGAAGCGCTGGAAAGCAATGTCCTCGATCAGCGGGTAAGTTGGCAGGTAATAGGCAATGTCGTTCGCCCGGCACTGAATCTTGAGCCTCATCGCGCGCGTCATCGCCGCGGCAGTCTTGCCCGATCCAAAACCGCCGACGAAGCAGGGAAAGCGGGCGTTCGATAGCGCGAAGATCCTCTGTGAGTTGGTGAGGGTGCGCTTATCGCCAAGTGTTGGATCGTGTGCCGTCATGCCAAGTCATCAATCCCGACTGGCAAGACAGCCAGAACGCCGGCATGTTCAACTCGATCCGTGAACAGTTTAAGGTGACGACCAAGATCGACGAGAGCCGCGCGTTTGTCGTGAAACTTGACCTTAAGCCCCCCTTTATCCGTCATCGAAATCTCGGAGATTGCCGCCGCAGTGTCGTCGTCGATATCCTCGGAGGAAATCAATTCGACCTGGTTGGCGACTGCAAAGCGCAACGAACCGTCCTCGATCTCACCTTCCATGCCTTCCGCGTCCACGAACGCCACGTCCGCCTGCGAGAACCATTTCACGGCTTTGCGAATGTCGCTAAACCCAATTTTAGCCAGTTCCGAAATAACCTGATCGGCGGTGATTTGCGTTCGTTGGGAGCGTTCTGCGACCGCTACCTCGATCGCTTGGGCCACTGAAGTTTTCTGAAGCAGTTGGTATCCCTGCTGTTCGGCGGTTTTGCGACTGAAACCAGCCCTTATCGCTGCCTGTGTCGCGTTGAGGTCGATCAGGTATTCCTCGACAAAGCGCTGCTGTTTTGCGGTGAGGCTCATCCCCGGCCCCTTCCATAGTTGACGATGTAGATTGTCGGCGTTTCGGCAGGCAGGACGGTGACGACCGTTTCGTGGTCGAGCACGATGCGCTGGCCTGTGCCGAGCCGGACGTAAGGCGCGCCGAACATTGCAGCGGCTTCGATGGCCTTGGACGAGAGCGCTGCGATGGCGGCGGCTTCACTGCAATTACGGACCCGCTGTTGATAGCGTTCGATCGCGTGGGTCGTGACGTGGAGGGTCATGCCAAACCTCCAAGCGGGACGGATAGGGACAGATCGGGACGGTTTTTACCTATGACCAGATTCCTGCGCGCGTATTCGTTATTGATTGATCTGATCCGTCCCATCCGTCCCGATGTGTCCCGAATGCTTGAAAAACAGCAACTTACAAATTCGCCAATCTGTCCCGAATGTGTCCCGAAACGGCGTTTATCCGTCCCGAGCCATTGCGTTTGCGCGCAACAATCTTGCTTTGTAAGAAAAAGCGGCCTTTTTATGAACGGCGTTCGGGACGGATTGAAAGCGGGTTTTTTCATACCGGATAGCCTTGATCTGGATCGTAATCGTGTGGCTTGAGAGCGACGCCTTTGAAGATGCGCTGGCGTGTTCCGCCCGGCATTCTGGAGGGCATGAAACCGCGTTTTTGCATCATCGAATTGAAGCGCTTTTGGCTTCCCGCTTCCTCGCCGGACGACCTGGCGAAGCGGCACCAGCTTTCATAGAGTTTGCCGGTTTCATCCCATTCGCGCAGGCCGAGATTGCAGTCGACTTCGATCCACTGGCCGAATACGTCCTGCGCTTCGAAATAGGCCGCTGTGGCGTCCTGCATGGCGCGCGGGTGCGAAAGTCCATGCTCCTGCCACCGCAAGCAACCGGCTATCATCCAGGCGAGGATTTGCGGCCATTCCCTGACCAGTTTTTCCTCGAGCATCCGGTCGGGTTTGGTTGGCTTGTTATCGAACGGCACGATGCGAAAGCGGCGACGCATGGCCTCGTCGACGTTGTGCATCACCGGCGCATGGTTGCCGACGATCGTCAGCTTGAATTGCGGAACATAAGTGAAATTGTCGCGGCGCATGAAACGAGCGGTGATCGGATCTGCGCCCGTCATTTGCTTGATGCGGCTTTCCGCCCATGCTTTGCCTTCCTCGGTTTCGCTCGCGGTAACGAGGCGCGCGCCCTTGAGCATGGCGATGTCTGTGCTGTGCTTCTCGCCGCGTGATGCGGTGAAGGTTTCCATCGCTGCGGTGACGGCATAATCGCCAAGCAGGCGCGTGAACGTATTGATAAAGACGCTCTTGCCGTTCCCGCCGCCGCCGTGGACGAAAAGCAGCGCGTGTTCGCGCGTGTCGCCCGTCAGCCCATATCCGCACCATTCCTGCAGGAAGTTGATGACCTCGGCATCGCCGCGCGTTGCCTCATCAAGAAATTCGAGCCAGCGCGTCGGCTCGCCCGCCTGCGGGGTCGTCGCGGTCTGCTTGGTGATGAAATGATCGGGCTTTGCCGGCAGCAATTTGCCGGTGAGAAGGTTTATCGTGCCGCCAGGCGTGCCAAGCAACCATTTGTCGGCATCCCATTGTTTGGAAGTCGCGGCAAGGCGCGGATCGGCGCGGGCAAATAATTCGGCGCCCTTGGCGACGCTCGCTTTCGACATGCTTTTCTTGCCTTCGCCCATCCGGCGCATGATCTCGCGCGCATAATGGAGCCCGCGCGCGGTTTCATCGGCAACCCAACGATCGCCCTCCCATTCGAACCAGCGGCCCGAATTATGGTCGAAAAGCAGGTTGCCGGCGTATTTCTCCGCGAAAGCGTTGGCAATCGCGTCCTCGCTCACCTCTGGCGCGGGCATATCAACTTCGACTTGCGTTGAGATTGGCTTCGGCATCACGCGCTAAGTTCCCCTCGTTCCAGGGCTTCCAGCGCGTCGGCGAAATCCCACCCTTCTTCTGTCGGAGCCTCGATCGAGACTTCGATGCCGCTGCGTATCCAGACGCGGGCGCATTTCTGCGCCGCCTCGATGCCTGCCGCGTCATTGTCGGCGTAGATCTTGAGGTTTCTGACGCCGCCAAGCGCCTGCAAGGCGGCGATCGAACCGGCCGAAAGTGCCGCCCATACCGGCTTGCGGAATAGCTTGATGACCGCGAGGCCAGTCTCGATCCCTTCGCAAACACCTATGTCGGTGTCTGCTTCATGGCTCGAAAGCATGACAACGCCGCCGTGGCAGGGACCGAGCATCTTGCGGTCGATCTTGCGACCGTCAGGCGTAAGCGCTGTCCGGTGAATGCCCATCGGGTTGCGGTCGCCAGGATTGCGCACCAGCGCGACCATAGCGGGCAGATAGCTTTGCTCGCCCGCCTCGCCCTTTCCGAACGGACAGCGTGGATGATAGCGCAGGTCGGGGCATTCTATCCCATGCCCCATGCGGCGGTTTATCAGGTAGCGCTCGACGAGCGTTCCGCGCGGCTCGCGGGTTTCCTGCCATATTCGCATCGCCGCATCGCGCAGGCTAGATGCGTGTTTCGGATCTGTATGGACCGGCCGGACAGGCGGGACATATTCGCCGATGCCTTCGATCCAGCGCAGGGCCCCGGCAGTGTCGCACCTGCGTTCGCGGCGGATCAGGTCGAGGACGCCGCCGCCTTCGCCCGCTTCATGGTCGAACCATCGGCCATTTACTACGTCGATCGAGAGCGAACCGCGCCGGCCATAGCGCCAGTCTGTCCCGCGCCTTTCCTTCGACGTAGGATCGCCAAACAGCGCTTTGGCGACGGTCGGCATGAGTTGTGCTATGTCAAGGCGCTCGCTCATGCCGCCTCCAATCCGTGCTGCGTGATCCAGAGGCGCGTTTCGTCGTCGGATAGATGGCCATGTTGACGGGCGAGCATAATGCGAAATTTCATCTCGGCGGGATCATCGCTTGCGGCGAGAATGCCTTGCTCGACGGTGCGCTTTGCGAATGCCTTGAGATCGAACGCGCCGCTTTCCCGCTGCGAAGGGATCGGATCATGCCGCATCACCCGATCCCCTTGCTGACCGGGAAGCCTTGCTCGCGTAGCCAGGCGGCTGCAGCGTAGGGCGAGAAGAAACATGCCGCGGGGACGCCGAGTTCAACCATGCGATTGCCGAACTCGATTTGATTGCGCGAAAGCCGACCGGGGCGCCCGTTCTTGTCGAAGCCTTTGAACTCAAGGTAGGCAACGAGCGGCCCGCGCCAGATCGCTATCAGGTCGAAAACGCCGGATTTGATGCCTTCGCGGATTGCCTGTTGCGGGTTGCGCTTGCCAGCGTTCGCATTGGCATAGATCGCAACGCGGGGCGCGCCGTAGCGCATGAGTTTGAGAAACGCCGTTTGGCGCTGCAATTCGGTCCAGTCCTTGCGGCCGTCCGGCGCCTCGACGTAGAAATCGGGTGTCGGCTCGAGGTCCGCCTCGGGGATGGAAAGCAGCGCGTTCATGCCACCCTCGCTTTCACTTCCGCGATCAGCTTGAGCGCTTCGGGGGATTTTCCGTGATTTTCGTGGTAGCCAAAGCGACGATTTGCCTCTTGGCGCGCGTCAGCCGCTTCCTGCACTGTGGGGAACACGCCTAAGCGATAAACTTTTCCTTCGTGGCGGATTTGGACGTTCCACATGCCCGTGCGGCGATCGGCATACACGCCGGTGATACCGCTTTTGTTGTTGCTGGACAGAACTTGATTGCGCGCATTTTCTGCGTGTGACACATCGCGCAGGTTCTCAATCCGGTTGTCAGTTCTATTGTGGTTTATATGGTCGATTTGGCCGACCGGATGCCGCCCGTGGTAGATAGCCCAGCAAACCCTATGCGCGGGAAGTATCTGGCCGAATACTCCGCCCGTCAGATACCCGCTCCCGCAGATCGACCGGAGTGCTGGACGATTGGCGAAGCGCGCGTTCCAAGCCGCCGCTAAGTGATCCGCAGTTTTATGCTTAGTCTTTTTGAAAAGCGCAGGCGATCTCTTTCGCCAGGTCAGCATCCCCGTGGTGGGATCGTATCTCAGGATATCGCGCAACTTCTCTGGCGTCGGATATCTAGACATTACCCCACCCTCCCGCGCTTTTCAGCCTCGACCATCTTCGCGCCCTCGGGCCTCGGAATCCCATAAGATCGCTCGAGCGTTTCGATCTCGTCGCCGGTCAGCTCGCGCTTGTAGGTGAGGTATGTGATCGCGGCTGCGCGCTTTTCGGCCTTGGTGCGTTGCTGGCGTCCGTAGCGGCTCATGCCACCGCCTCCAGCATCGCCCGCGCCTCGGCGGCGGGTATTCCGTAGGCTTTGCGAAAGCGGCAATAATCGCTTTTCAGGTGCGCAGGGCAGTCAGGCCAGATCGGCGGGCGACCTGGACGCTTCCCGAGCGCGATTTCATTCTGTCTGCGCTTGCTCAACCGCGCACGCATGGCTTTGACTGCTTGCGGATGATTGCGCACGCCGCGGCGCTTGAGCGCCATTGAAACGGCCGAAGCGCTGATTTTGAACCGCGCGCCGATTTCTGCCTGGGTATGGTTGCCCTCGATCCACATTGCCGCGATCTTGCGGTCGCGCTTGCGTTGGGATGCGAGTTTGAGGCGCTTGCCCATTATTCCGCCTCCTCCGATGTGTGTTCGCACCGTCCCCAACGAGCGCCGCAGCAAAAGCATTGGCGACTGTCGATGCGCCGAGCGTCGATCACATCGTCGGGCGCTTTAAGGACGTTCGCGAGCGTGTCGCCAACCGCGCGGGTGCGCGACATGCTTAATGCATCGGCGAAATTCGCCTCGCGGATCTTCGCTTCTTCAAAACACTCGCGGCGAAGGTCGTTCATGCTTCACCGTCCTGCGGGTGCAAGATGCCCGCATATTCGGGGAACGCTTCGACCAGCGCGAGGAAGTTGCCGTAGGACATGACGCAGGGCTCGCCGTTATGGCCGGCATATGAGCGCACCGTGTTGTAGGGGATCGCCGCCGCCTCGCTGATCGAGCGCAGGGTTTCACCACCGCGCCGCTGGTCGCATAGGACGCGAAAGAAGCGTTCCTGTCGGTTGCGGGCTTGCTCGTTGCGGAGAACCTCAAGCGCCAAGATTTCGTTCTCCGACCTCATGTAATGCGATCCCATGTTGATTGATTTCAGCAAAAAGCGGGGCGCCGCCTTTGACGGTCATCCCCGCGCGACCGGAGGGCTCCGGCTTATTGTGTTGCGATGTCCCGACCCGCCCGCGCACTATGCTGCCTCCGGTCGCCAGGAATTGTCATTGCCCCCGCGCCAAACCGTCAAATGCGGGCGCAGTTCGTGACGTTCGCACCAACGCCAGAGCGTCAGGTAAATCGCGCGATATTCGTCAGAGGCGGGCAGGCGGCTCATGCTGCGGCTCCCGTTCGCCGGGCCTCCGCGATCAAAGGATTGAGCATCGAAGCGTTGATGGCGCCGCCAGTTACCCTTTCTGCGGCAAGTGCTAATTCGACGGGCCATTTCCCATCGGCTCGAATTTGCGACATGCGACCTTTGGAAATACCAAGACGTTCCGCTAGCTGCGTCGCGTTCATGGCATCAGGTCGGGCGAAATAGGCTTCGAGTGACATGCAAAAGCGTTTAGACTGGCTAAACGATTATGGCAAGCATAAAAGTTTAGGTTATCGAAACGAAATTTCCGCATATCTCAATCTCAAGCCATATGAGCTGCTAATGCATCCCCAAGACGCGATGAGATTGCGCCGGTTGCAGCGCGATATTGTGCGCCTGGCCCACGATTCAGATGCGATAGACAAATCGCCCGACAACGGATCCTCTGCCAAGAAAGTTTCGACGAACTAAACTTTTCCCTTGCAATGCGCGTTTAGCGAGTCTAAACCACCTCCAACAACGGAGGTGGTTATGTCCTTTCCCAATATCCCGCACTGGTTGCCTGACGCGCTGGTGATCGCCTTTATCGCGCTTGGTGCGTGGGTGGTGCTCGCATGAGCGCCCCTGCCAACATTCACGAAGTGAGCCGCAACGAGATGGCGACGCTTCTCAAGCCGTTTGTCGGTGCCCGTGAATTGCCGCGCGAATGGGGCAGGGAATACCCCGCCGCTGACATTCGCCAGCTCGGCTATTGCCTGGTCGATGCGCGCATTCAGGCGCTCACAGACGAAGGGATCGAGATTGCTGGCCACTCTCGCGGCGAACGCGAAGTGATGGCTTGGGATGAAGTAACCAGCGTCACGCTTCGCCACGGCGCCCATTCGCGCTGCTATGTGATCTGCGACGAACCCGAAGCGCGCGCCGCAATGTCATATGTCCCGATGGTGCAACTATGAGCCGCTTCCGCCTTCTGACGCGCAACGCGGTTATGCGGAGCGTCCTCGACGACATGCCGAATTGGGCGCCCGACTACTCGCTCGACCGCAAGATAGCCGACGCCCGCGAAAGCATGGGCGAGGAACGCTGGCGCGAACTCAATAAGGAGTGGGAGCAGTGACGATCGAGCGCGAACGATACGAAGGGCCGATCGCCTTTTGCTGCGATGGCTGCGGCGAGATCGACGAAACCCGTTGCTCGAATTTTTCCGGCGCGATGGCGAAGGTGAAATCGCACGGATGGGTTGCCCGCAAGGATGGCGACGATTGGCTCCACTTCTGCGGAGACTGCAAATGACCGCGCTCGTCGAACGCTTCTGTTTTTATGTCGGCCTGGCCGCGTTGCTGATTTTCGTCGGCGTTAGCCTGCCGGCCGTTTGGGAGAGGTTTTTATGAACGCGCTATCTGACGACGATGACATTTTCCGCGCGAGCGTGATCGGCGCTGGCGAAGTGGCAGCGCTCTTTGACGCCTCGCCCTGGCTGACGGAATTTGAACTATTCCATAGGCGCTCAGGCACGATCGACACGCCGGAATTTGTCACAGACGAGCGCCAGGAGGCAGGCGTCCGCATGGAGCGGGCAATCATCGAATGGGCTTGCGACAAATGGGGTTATGAGCGCGCCAAGACGCCGAAGCGCCTGCACGATGAGACTGTGCGCATCGGCGGGCATCCCGACCAATTCGCCACATGCCCCGCACGCGGCAAAGGCGTCCTCGAAATCAAGACGGTCGACTACTTGCGTTTCCGCGATTGGGGCGATGAGCCGCCGCTGCAATATCAGTTGCAGGCGATCACTTATGCGGGGCTCGCCGGCTTACCGTGGGCCGACCTTATCATCTTGGTCGGCGGCAACCAGCTCGAGCGTTTCCAGATCGAAGCACGGCCAAAGGTCTATGCCGAGATTTGCAGGCGCGTTGCGGCCTTTTGGCAGCGTATCGCCGAAGGCAACGCACCGCTGCCGAACTTCGAGCGCGATGGCGAGGCGATCGGCGCGCTTTACCGCGACTTGTCGATCGAGGAAATCGACTTGACCGCCGACAACCTCGCGCCGGAAGCCTGCGCCGCATACCTCAAAGCCGCCGCCGAAGCGAAGGCTGCGGACGAGCGCAAGAAGGCGGCGGGAGCCGAAATCATGTTCAAGATGGCCGAAGCCGCTGCGAACGGCGAATTGCCGCCCGTCAAGCGCTGCATTGCCAAGATGGCGGGTTTCAAGGCCACCGCGACGCTGATCGACGAAATACCCGACCGAAATGCCGAGCCGGGCGAGATTATCAAGGGGCGGAAAGCATACCGCCGACTAACGATCAAAGAGGAGCAAGCATAATGGCAAGCAACGCCAACCCTATCGCCGTAATCCGGCAAAACTTGGACGTTATGGCGCCGCAATTGAAGGCTGCGCTGCCCGAGCACGTTACCGTCGAGAAGTTCGCCCGAGTGGCGATGACTGCGATCCAGCAAAACCCGCAATTGCAAAATGCGGATCGCGCCAGTCTGTTCGGCGCCATCACGAAACTGGCGCAGGACGGCTTGCTGCCCGATGGGCGCGAAGCCGCGCTCGTCATGTTCGGCAACAAGGCGCAGGCCATGCCGATGATTTCCGGCGTCTTGAAAAAGATCCGGCAGTCGGGCGAGGTTTCGAAGATCAGCGCGCAGGTTGTCCACGAAAACGACTTCTTTGAGGTCAGCTACGGCTTCGACGAGGACGTTCGCCACAACCCGCCGCCGCTTGATAAACCGCGCGGCAAGGCGATCGGCGCTTATGCAACCGCCATCTTGAAGGACGGCTCGAAGCTGCTCGAAGTGATGAGTTACGAGGAAATCGAGCAAGTCCGCGACGTAAGCCGTGCAGGCAAGAATGGTCCTTGGGTGCAATGGTGGGGCGAAATGGCGCGCAAGACCGTGATGCGCCGCCTCTCGAAGCGCCTGCCAATGTCAACCGATATCGAGGACCGGGTTTTCGGCCGCGACGATACCATGACGACGACGATCGAGCACCGTCCGATTTTGGCGGCGGTCCCCAATGAGCCGGAGGCCAAGGTTTCGCGGCTCGACGCTCTCGAACACCATATCGAGGAAGGTGCCGAACCCGAAGAAAACGACGAACAGGAAGGCGGCGCAATGACGGAGAGCGAAGATGAAGCGCCGCCTTCCGACCGTGAGGCATGGGCGGACAAGATCGACGCGATCAAGGCCGACATCGACGAATGCACGACGCTCAAGCAGCTCGATGCGCTTGAGGGCGATTTCGACCGCCACAGCGCAGCCCTGCCGGATGATGTCGAGCAGACCGTCCGCCAGCAATTCGAAACCATGCGCAAGGCGCTCAAGCGAAAGGGCGAGTGATGACCGCGCTTCGATTTACCGAGAGCCGGAAGCCCGCGACGGTTTCCGGCCCGATCCTGCCAATGGACGACGAGGACCGCCGCTTCTGGCAGTTGCTTCGCCAGCGCAGGCCGGAATTGTATGAGGGAAGAAGGTGAGAAAAGCCTATGACTAAGCCAGCGCGCATCACGCAAGCCGATATGGATCGGGCTGCGAAAGCTGTCGCCACGGCCAAGCTTGAGCGCGCACGCATCGTCATGGACTTGGAGAATAGCAGGATCGAGATCATTATCGGCGAATCGCCTCGCATGATCGGCGGGGGCGACGATTGGAGCGATGATGATGTCTGAACTTCCGCGCAACGTGCGGCCCGTTAAGGACCGGCACGGTAAAATCCGCTATAGGTTCCGTCGCAAGGGCTTCCCAAGCAAATGTTTGCCGGGCGAACCAAGCGACGCGGAATTTCATCGGGCATATGCTGAAATAATCGAGCAAGGCCCGGCAGATATCCAACCGGCCACCTCGCCGCGCAAGGTCAATCCCCGCACTCTCGACGACCTTCTCAATAGGCTTAAGAAAACACCCCGATGGCGCAGGAAGGCGGCTCGGACGCAGCATGTCCAGGCGCGGACAATGGAGCGCTTCCTTGATCGTGTTGACCCGAAGGGGCGGCGTTACGGGGAGCGTCCAGTTGTCCAAGTCACTGTCGGATGGCTCGACAATATCTTCGGTCAAATGTGGGAGACGCCTGCCGCAGCGAATGTGCTGCGAAAGAACCTATCCGGCATGATGGATCATGCTTGCCGCTTGGGGTGGCGACCGGACAATCCGGTGCGGCTGACCGAGAAATACGAAGAAGGCGATGGTATCCATGATTGGACAGATGCCGAAATCGAGCAATACAGGTCGACGCACCCACTCGGCTCAATGGCGCGGCTAACGATGGAATTAGCGTTGAACACCGCCGCTCGCCGATGCAACGTGAACAAGATTGAGCGCGACCATATCCAAGACGGGAAGATCCACGTCGCACACGCCAAAGGTAACAATGAAACTGCGGTTCCGATGCTCTCGACGACAAGGGCTGCACTTGAAGCCCTACCGGCGACGCCTATTCGTTTCATAATCACCACGCAATTCGGGAAGCCGTTTTCAGACGCGGGGTTGGGCAATCGAATGCGCAAATGGTGCGACGAAGCCGGGCTTCCGCAATGTTCAATTCACGGACTGCGGAAGGCAATGTCCCGTCTCTTGGCGGAACGTGGAGCGACCGACGCCGAGGGCCAGGCTGTGACAGGCCACAAGAAGGCAGAAACCTTCGCTTACTACCGCTCAAAGGCCAACCGGACAGCTCTCGCGGAGCGCGCGTTGTCCAACCTTGAGTTCCCGAAAAATGTCCAACCTTCACAAGAGACTGATTAAATGGAGTTTTTTATAGAGGGTGGTGCCCAGGGGCGGAGTGAATCAACTCAATTGACGCAAGGGCTTGGCGTTGTCCAACCATGCGTTTTGGCCCACGCATTCCTGCGGCGTCCCGCGTGTCACTTGTCCAACCTCAACACACGAAAGGCAGGTGAAGCGTGAACGCTGACGGACCCAACCTTATCTGCGTTGCAATAGCGTTCTTGTGGTGGATTAATCACACTGGATTTGGAGGATTGATGTGACCGAGATTACACAAGCGGATCGTGATGCTGCGGCTGAGCTGTTGGCGCAGCGAGGTTTTACTACCGAATGGGTTGAGCAAGCCTTCGCCCGTCACCGCGAGGAAGCCCGGAACACCCGCAATGCACCCGCTGATGTGGTTGAGGCTGCCAACAACCTTACGGTTAAGCTAACCGAATGGCTAATTAAGAACGATGCACTGCCTGAGGACGGGAGTATGGTCAAAGTGACCGATCGTTTTGGCACATTCTGCGATGATTTACTGACAGAAGCTCTCGCAGATCGGGTTGGGATGCGAGAGTTGCTGCGGGAGGCGCGGGATGCACTAGAACCGTTTGCGAAAGCCGCCATGGGAGTCGATGCGTTTGATCCTGATTTTCCGTCCGATGGCGCAGCGTTACGCGCGTCCTTCGACTGGTATGACAAGGCGCAGAGCGAGCCGCTCAAGCGACATAGTGTCCGCCGATCCGACTTGGATACCGCTCGCCACGCAATCGCCCAAATCGACGCAGCACTAGAAGGACAACACAATGACTGAGACTAGCCTAAAGCCTTGCCCTGATCCTGATTGCGCTTGTGCAGACGTTCAGATGCTCAGTGGCGCACCGGGCTGTCACTGGGTAGCCTGCCGTGCGTGTGGCTTGCAGACTGGCGACAAATCGAAGGAACGCGCCGCCGATCAATGGAACCGACTGCCCCGCAATGCACCCGCTGATGTGGTTGAGGCTGCCAACAACCTTACGGTTAAGCTAACCAAATGGCTAATTATGAACGATACACTGCCGGAGGACGGGAGCATGGTCAAAGTGACAGATCGTTTTGGCACATTCTGCGATGATTTACTGACAGAAGCTCTCGCATCCCAACCCGATCTGCGAGAGTTGCTGAAAGAAGCACGCACCGGATTGTCTGTCCTCATGGATACCTCTGACGACTTCACGGAGACAGGTCATATGAACCTCGCACAAGCGGCTAATCTAATTGGTCGCATCGACGCAGCACTAGGAGAGAGCCATGACACCAATGGCTGATTTACAAAGCGACAGAGCGCTTGTCCTACATCGGGAACACCGCTGCGAACAGGGCAGAGGCACCGTTTGGTTTGTCTGCCTCGCGGATGGATACCTGATCGACTGCGGCACTGACCGCGTATCTGAGGCCCGCGCCCGATTGCTGGCCAGTATTATTAATGATGCAGAGCCAAAGCGCTTCAACCGCCCCGACCTAGCAGGAGAGCAGCCATGACAGATAACCCGCCTGCGTCTGAAATCAGAGAACTGCTAGAAAAGCACATTCAGCGCTGCCGTGATGCCGTTTCAAAATGCAGTGCATGGTCGCCCGCGCAAGCTGAATGGTCGCGCGCAAGAGACGCACTTCTGAACTTTCAGGATGATCTTGAAGCCATGCTCGCACAACGGGAGCAACAGCCATGACAGACAATCGCCGCAGCAATACGCGCATAGAAGGGGAAGTGATGATGAATTACACGATGACAGATTGGACCATACCCGGCCTTGAGGGTGAAACTATGCGAGCAGCGGTCAACGCTGCTGGTGACTATATTGGCGACGAGGAAACCGCGAAGTTTTTGTGCAGTGAGAGGGGCATCAACCCCGAACTAGCCTCACCATCAAATAGTGTGTGTTCGATCGGTTTCTGTAAAGCAGAACAGAAATGGTATGGATGGTCACATCGCGCGATCTGCGGCTTCGGAGTTGGTTCAGAGGTCAAGCGCGGAGACTGCGGCTATGTCCCGGTAGGATGGGATGATTTCCTGCGCGCATCCGAAGATTTCTGGCGCGATGAAACTCGCTTGCATGTGACGGCAACACGCGGCGTGGATAGCGAAGGCCGAGAGTGCGCGAACGTAGCGTGGGAATACTCCAGCAATATTCCGAACAAAAAACTTCGCTCCAAGATCAGCGGGACAACGATGTATCCGCCTGACTCTTGGGGGCGAGGCGAATGGGTGGCTGAAATACTCGATGATGCAAAGCAGATGGCGATTGACTTCGCAAACTGTGTTTCATGACCCTCTCTAGCCGTATCGAAGCGGCAGACGCGCCTACGAGGACAACGCAAATGAATGAGACAGAACTGATCGAAGCGATGGCGCGGGCGATTGGGGCGGCATACGAGCGTGGCGATCCCAAGAGCGATGTGGACCTTTGTAATCTGGATTATGACGCAGCCAAAGCCGCCCTCTCTGCGATACTCAAAGACCACGTAATCGTTCCGCGTGAACCTACTGAGGCGATGTTGGAGGCGGGTTGCGATATTGGGCCTATTGGATGCTGCAATATGTCAACTGATGACGCATATGAGTGCTACCGCGCCATGATCCAAGCTGGTCAGATAGGAGGGGAGTGATGGAGTGGCAACCGATAAAGAGCGCGCCGAAGGGGCAAACAATTCTGGCCTTCGCCAAGGTGGATAACTGCAATTTCATCACGGTTGCCTTCTGGCAAGACGAACGATGGTTTATGCTGGACTCTTGCAGCCATTCATTGGGTTTTCGCGCCGTTCAGCCAACCCACTGGATGCCGCTGCCCAATCCACCTGCTGTCTAACCCACTTGGCAGGGCCGTCAGAAGATGCCGAGAAACTTCTTGCGCGACTTGGCAATCGCCTCTCGATCGCGGACTTCGCATCGCTCGACTATCCCGACCGCCGCACGATAACGATCATTAGACTTGTCGAGCTGGCCGGTCTGCGCATCGCCGAAAGCTATCCAGTCGCCGACCGTGTTGCCTTGCGGGAGATCCGCGCCAGGAACGCCCTCGCGCCATTCATCGGGCAGGAGTGAACTGCAAGCACTGCGGGCGCTCGCGATAGGCTGCGCGCTGGCAAAGAGCGCGCAGCCCTGCGTCATTAACGCCACCGGCAACAGGAGCGCCAGCCCCTTCGGCGTTTCGTATCGCATCGTCATTTCTCCTGGTTAGCGCGTCGATCGCGTCCTCGTTGGCACCCTGCGCGCCGACTGTATTCACCGCGTCGCTGCCGGATTGCGTCGCCGCCTCGACTTGGTTCTTGCCAAGCTTGGCCTCGATTTTTGCCCTAGAACCGCCTGTGAGCGCCGACACGAGCCACCACGCCGCAAGTATTGCCAGAACGACGAGAACGAGCCTGCCGGCCAACGTGGCGAAGAATGCGGCTATTCTGGGAGGTAAGATCATGGCGCGTCCCCTTGCTTGCTGATCATGCCTGTTTTCGTCTTGCTGCCTTCGCTCGTTCCGTAGTGGAACATCACGACGCTTGAACACCAGCCAATCGCCACGCCGAGAATGACAAGCGCCACTTCGCGGTTGCCTGCGGGGATCTCGACCATGAACAACGCCGCGACGATCCCGAATGACAATGCCATGACCGCCATGCCGACAAGATTGCGCGCAGCATTAGTCGAAAGGTAAGGAAGTCTCATCGTAGCCACCCGTTGATTTTGTTGAGGTAAGCCTGCCGATCGGCTATTTGGCGACAGGTTCCGTCAAAGCTCGCTCGACCGGCCACTTTTTGAGGCGAGCATACAACGTGAAATAAGGGATGCCAGTCCGCTCGGCCCAAACCGTTATGGGCAGACTTTCGCCGCGGAACTCGATCAACCGCACGCTGCGCTTGTTCCGCCCTTGGACTGTGCGAGAGGCCCAGACGCAATTGCTTGGCTCGTAGCCGCAATTCACATCCTGCCGCTCTAAAGTTAGCCCCGTAGGCCGCTCGCCCATATCCAGCGCGAAACACTCCAAGCCAGTCAGCCCATCCTCGCCGTCTATCCAGCGCGAACAAACCGAGATGCCGCGCCCGCCGTAGTCGGGAAAGGACTTGTTTTTCGGTTCGGTGCAACGGGCGATCATGTGCCGCCAGCTTTTGTATAGGGGATGGCGCCACTTGCCGGGCGGGGCGGTGCCAATCGTTCGACATTCCCCGCAGCTTGGGTGTTTGGAGCGAATCAGCGTTTGTCGGTCGCGCTCGACCACCCGCCCGCAGACGCATCGGCAGCGCCAAACGACTGCCACACCACGCCTGAAATGCTTGGTCCCCGCAACCTCTATCAAGGTGAGATCGCCGACTATTTCGCCGCCGCGAAACCGCATCGTAGAGCGGTTCTTTGTTTCCTGTAGTTCCATCGTCCGATGGTAGTTGGATGGCATGTTTCATACAAGCCATCCCCTGATTTTAGCCAGATGTTTTTTGCGGTCGGCCAATCCATTTGTGCCGCCATTTATACGCTTGGTGATCCGCAGCACGTCATCTGTGTCAGCGAGGGCATTGAGATTATTCTTCTGCCAGTATTCGAGGGCTACATGGAGTCCGATGGACGGCAACGCTGCCACTTCCGGGTGACGCTCCAAGTCTATACCGATGATCCGCCCGTAATTCCTATAATTTAATCTGCCCGTAATTTGCAGGGGACCTCTGCCCTTAAATCGCTTGCCGTCGCCTGGTTGCGTGTTGCCGAGATCCGCGCGGCCCTCGTAAGCCGCGCCGCTGGCGAGTTCTTCCATATAGCGGAAACCGCCGCTTTCATGGCAAAGCTGCGCCATGAAATGCGCAAGCCGCTTCTCGTTGTCCATGATGCCGTAAGCGGGGAAATTGACGTATGCCGAAAGCGCCAATTCCTGCGCGCGGTCGATCGTCGCGCCTAGCTTCTGGAAAAGCGCCGTTAGCGTTCCGCGGCCGATTTCGCCGTCATCGGGAACGCCGAGCGCGCGCTGCAGCTTCTTTGCGTCAATTGCCATCGCTACCCTTTCCAGGCGTCGCAGCGTTCACCACGGCGCCCCATCCATTGCGTTTCAGGAATTGGAAAACCTCTTGCGTCGAGATTGCCAGGACGGCGGTTGCAAGCGCCCGCATGTCGTCGTCGGCAATGCCAAGTTCGCGCGTTGCGACCGCGGCGACGAGACCGATTACGCCTAATTGCATGACGAAGCCAAGCGCGGCCCGAAAGGTTATCAAATTGCCTTCGGTCAATTGCCGCCCGAAGTGCGCGATCGTGCCGATTAGCAGGCCGAAAAGGATTGCTCCGTATTCGCTCAAGTCGTGCAGAAAACCCTTCATAGCAACCCCGCAAGCAGTGAATAGACAACCGAAATTGCAGCGATCACGATATAGACGCCGACCGCATTGCTCTTGCGTTCGGTCGCAATGTCGAGGCCGTGATGAATGAGGATCGCGCCGATCAGGACGAGGAACGAGCCGATTGCGCCCATCGTGTAGCTGGTCAAAGGCTCGATCCGCCCGCTTGCCCGCAAGATGTTCTCCGGCGAGAAAAAGAACACGATCGCGCTGCCCTGCAGAATGACGAAACTACGGAAATAGACCCAACCCGCGCGCCGCACCTTGTCGGGCCGGTTGTGAATATCGGCGCTTTCGAACAGGACACGCCAGAGCATCCAAGCCCAAAGAATTGCGCCGCCAATACGAAGGCCGGAGAGAACTTCATCCATGATGACTACCCCAAACGATAACCGCAACCGCGATCACTGCCGGCCCGATCCAGTTAAGCATTGAATGCAAATCCCAAACGCGCGGGTCGAACGCGCCCCACCACGGCATATTGGCGCGTCGTCCATCGCCGTAATCCTCGATCCAGCGATATTCCGCTTGTGCTATTTCACGCCCGATAAAGAGCGCACACATTGCCAAGGCAGCATGGAGCCAAAGGCCAAAAGCAAGCCCGCAGGCTGTGATTACAAGCGCGGTTGCGATGCTGTGTTCGAAGTCTCGCAGGGTCATTGTGCTGCCTCCAGTTCTGCAACGCGGGAGCGAAGTGATTTGAGTTCGGCAACCATGTGGGCAATGAGTTCCGGCGAGGCGTAAGACATGCCTTGCATTTCTTCGCCATCCTTCTCGCCGTGCGCGATGGGGGTTTCCGCGACTTCCTGGATTTCGTGAGCAATGAAGCCGATGAAGGTCTTGCCGTCGGTTTTCCATGTGCCGCGAACGGGATTGAGCGCGTCGATGAATTTGCCGCTGTCAATTAGCGGGCCGCTGATATTCTTGAGGCGATAATCCGAAGTCGTGTTGTAAGCGGTTGTCGTGCCGGAAACAGAGATCGTGCCGACCTCGGTGTTATCGTTGCGAATGCTAACGACGCTACCATCGGTGCCGGTTCGGTTGAACAGCCCGCAGATATTGGCCGAGCGAGTAGCGGCGACGAGGCCGACTGTATTCACTTCGACGCCTACCGTGTTGTAGCTGCCCGCGGTCGTCTTTCCGACCAAGATGCCGTTCGTGTTGACGACAGCCTTGGTCGTGCCGGTTATATTCCATGCGTGCTGCGTCACACCCGACGCGCCCACAGTCATCACATAATCATCGGATACAGCGGCAAGGGCATTGCTTCGCGTCTGAAAATATACGTTGTCGCCCGTTTTGGTGATCTGAAAAGCGTTGTGCGTAGTCGTGCCGTCCGTTTCATGGATGATGAGTGCTGGCGCGACAGAAGCGAGGACCAAATCATCCTCTGCATAGAACTTGCCCGACGCCGCGCGCCTGGCGACCACATGCGAGCCAGCTATTTCGACGCCGCCGCCGATGCTGGTGCGCGCAAGCAAGGTGTCTGTCGTCGCCAGATAGGTCTGATCGGCGTAGGTTGCCCAATCTTGTTCGGTTGCCATTCCTATACTCCTTCAAGTGCGGTGACGCGCGCCTGCAAGTCCTGCACTGCGGCGATGAGTTGGTCTTGCTTGTTTTTCATGGTTGCGCCCTGTGATTGGAGCGCCTGGATTTGGTTGCGCGCCGCTTTCAAAGCCTGTCGCAAAAGTTGGACGTTCTTGATCTCGGCCAGTTCGTCTCGCGCCGCTTCAAGTGCTGCATTGAGAACCCATTGCGCGCCGTCCCATTCTTCGTTTTCAAGCGGCTCGCGGTCGATGCCGAGCACTTCCCATTCGGCTTCGTCGTATCCCGCAAGATCGAATACGAATTGTCGCTCACCCGTTGTCAGGTGTTGGATGATTAAGCCCGTCATCCCTGCGCACTCGCTGTTCCAGTGGTGTAAATGAGGATGCCCGTCTCGCCAGATTCAATTCGTGCGACGAGACGGAACTTGTATGACGTGCTCGACGACAAGCTCGATTTCGTGTCGTTGCATGTCACATTGCCCGAAAAGCGAACGATTTTCCCTTCAACGTCTGTGTTCCAAGGGTCTGGATCGGACGCGACCGCGCTACTAACGTCAGCCCACGAACCTCCACCTGTGCTGTCCCATTGCCATTTGAACTCGCAATTGGTCGCCGTCTCGTCTCCGGTAACGCCCTTCTTGAGCACAAGATTGGCAGCGGTCAGCGTGACTGATGTCGAGCTACTGCCAGTCGTCACTGTCAATTCGTCGCTGATTACAGTGAACGAAGTGCCGGTGAATGTGGCGAACGCCGTATCAGTCGCCAATGTGCCGTCGCCACTGCTTCCTCCCGAATTGGCTGGCGCGTCCTGCGCCTTGTCGATCAGGACCGAAAACGTATAGGATCTGTCGCTTGCGGTCGCTGTGACCGTGACCGTCGCGCTTTCAGCCGATGGTCCCGAGTTGATCGTCAAAACTCCGGTGCCGGTCCCTGAAATCGTCGGCGCGCTGCCCGACCATGAACCGGAAGCCGTCGCTACGCTCCACGCCAGGCCGTTGCTAATCGCTGTGCCGCTTGATGTTTCGAGCGTGTAGGTTTCGCTACGTGGGGTTTCGTCGTCCTTGATCGCGCCGCTAGAGTCGTAAGCGAGGGTAATGGTCGGCGCGCCTGTAACCATCTTTGTGACATCAGCCGAATCCTCCGGCAAAAGGCCGTTGTCATTAGTGACTTGCGACCAGTTGGCCGTTTGCCCTTGATCGGAAATTGGCTGCATGGCCTTGAGCGACCAAGGCATAATAGGTCGGAAGCCGCCAAGAGTGACTGCAAAGGTGTCGAGCAGAATGCCGTTCGTATCAAGCCGCTCGTAAACGCGGCCATCATCGGCAATGTGAATGTCGCCAACACTGCTATCGGCAGCGTTCGGAACGCTGCCGCCCACTGTCGTTCGATAGGCTGTCGGTGGGCTTAGGTTCGACCAATATGTGTTCGAAGTCGTCGGCCAGTCGGGAACCGCATTGCCCGCGCTAGGCGTTGCATTGATATAGACCCACGAAGCTCCGTCCGTGGTGAAAACAAGGTCATCTTCGCGATATGTCCGCGTTGCGGAATAGGCCCCGCGTATCGCATAGCCGGTCGCAATCTCGTCGAAGGTATGGACAACCCAAGTCGGCTCGGCCTCGGTCGCAAGCCGCCAGAACGGCGCGCCAATCGGTAATTCATTGACTTCGCGCACGGCGGGAAGCGATGTGCCGTCCGACCAAAGATTCCCGCTCGCAGTGCCATAAGCCAAAGCCTGCACGAACAGTGTGCCGGTCCATGTCATTCCAACCGTTGCGCCGACGCTATCCGCGATTTGCTGGATCAATTGCCGCGCGGTTGTTTGCGCCGTCACGACAACAGCAAGGTTGTAAGGGCGCGCTGTATCGAGCGCAGCCAGATTGGCGCTATCGGTCGTCCCGCCCTTTATCTCGGCAATCCGCCCGATGATCGCACCGGGCTTGCGGACATAGCCGCCCGTCCCGCTGTTATCGCCGCTTACGTCGAAGCTGACTTTACCATCGGCAGGCGCGCCGAGCCTTACCAATCCATCGGCAAGGCAAGTCCCCCATTGCCCCTCGTTGATTGTCGCGGCGATCAGATTGGCAAGCGTGGTGTAATTGCCGACGCTCGAACCCAATGAAGCAACGCGGTCATAGGTCTTGTTGACCGCTTGAATGTCGCCGTAGCCCGAAAGCTGATAGACATTATCGGTCGCGTCGATCAACACGCCGGGGGCAAAACGCGTGTTGCCGAGAATGAGCGGCTTGACGTTGCCCTCAAGGTCCGTTGGCCCCTCAAGCCCGCTTGCGCCCGTATAGGTATCGAGCAAAGGTTCATCGAGCCAGCTATCGTCCGGCCCCGCGTCGAACGTCGCAACGCCCCCTGCGATGTTCGGTTCACTGTCGATAATCCCGTCAAAGATCAGTGTCTTTGACAGGCCGACAAGATCGGCGCTCCAAAGGCGGAACCGCGCGCCAGAAAAGCGGCTTTGCACAACCAGCGGCGCACCGAAGATATTAGCCGAAAAATTTGCGACGGGCCGCGTGATCGAATTACGGAACTCGCCGCCGAAGAAGTCATAGCGCAGCGTCGGCAGGCGTTGGATAGCAGGACGCCATTCGACCGCATCGAAATGGCAAAGCGTCGAATTGTCATGGCTTGCCAGCCTGATCGTTTGTGCCGCCCCGGCCAACGTCTTTGCGTCAAGCTGGATGAGGTAGTAATTCATCAATCAAGCGCCACGAGGTTGAACTTGGCCTGGAAGCCGCCCAACCTTGCCCAAATTGTGCCGAGGTCGCCCGTCAGAAACCCGAAATAGATGCGGTTTTGGCGGTCGGCGTTGGCGTCGGGATCGGTAACGATGCAAATGGTGTTATCGTTGCCCAGGCGCTCGAGCATGGGCTGGATTGATGTCTGCACTTCCGCCTCGGTTGCTGCGTCGAAACTGATCGCCAGCCCACGCAATCTTGCGCCGTTGCGGACAAGCGGAACGCCGGTATTCGAGAAATCGACGTTGCCCATTGAGCGCACGCCGAAGCCAGCACCGTATGCGAAGTTGATACCAGGCTGGATTGCGCTACCGATGATCGCACGCGAAACTTCAACCGCAGCCGTGCCGAGGTTCGAGAAGTTGACCCGCACATAGCGCGAGGTTGCAGGCGGCGAGGTTTCGCTTGACGCCAGCCAGAGCGCCTTGCCTAAACCGCTGGTCGGTGAATTAGTGCCAGCCAAAAGCGTCCGGCTGCTTCCCGCAAAGAATGAGCCCGTGAACGCGCCTTGCGCGGACGTTGCAAGGTCAATCGACCAATTCCATGCCTGCAGCGCGCCGTTAAGGCCAACCAGCACGATTGTATCGACCGCAGTATCCGCGCCAAGGTCGAAGATCACATTGCGCGTTGCCGAACCTGTGTCGCTTTTCCAGACGAGGCCCATCAGGTCGAGCGCCATGTTGCTGCCCGAATAGCCCGACGCCGTGTTGCTTGGCGTGATGGAGCTTATTGCCTTGGGTTCGAGAATCAGCGCATTGCCCATTATACCAGCACCTCGACGTTGGTTCGCTGCGTTTCGAGATCGACCTCAAAGCGCGTGACGAGGCAGTCAGCCGACACGTTCAACTCGCTGTCGATCAGGTTGTAAGTCGGCACTTCAGTCAACGGATTGATCGAAAGGACGCCTTCTGTTGCGACCTGGAAACGACGCCGGAACGCACCGACCAGCGAAGCAATCGAGGTTAGTGTCGAAGTCGCGTCCGCAATGTCCTCAAAATACCCTGCGGTCGGCTCATCCTTCTGATCGCGCGCGTTAGGGTGCGTCGTCAGGACTGCGCTATCTTCGCGGATTTCAATTCGTGAGGCCCTTGTCGCGCGGGCAATATCGGCTGCGGTCGCGCTCATGCTATATATGCCCTACTTTGCGACAACCAGCCAAGAGTTCCCGACGAGAAGCCGAGCCTGATCGACGCGAGATTGTCATTGACCGCCTGCAATAGTGCGGTCTGATCGGAGAGAATGTTTGCCATGTCGGCGGTGTTTTGCGCGGTCTGTTGCGCGTATTTGTCGAGGTCTGCGGTCGCCTGGACGTTATCAATCGCCTGTTGCGTCAAAGCGCGTATGCGGTCGAAATCGGCAAAGAACGAACCATCCGAAGCGTTGATCTGGCGCGAGAGGTCAAGGTAAGTCTGCGCTGCGTCGGTGAACGCCGATTGATCGACAATCTTGCCTGCGTTGATCGCGTCCTCGAATGGCTTAAGGACTGCGCCCGCATTGGCCAGTTTCTGCCGTGCGGCAAGCGGCGAACCACTCCCGAAATTGAGCGCGTCGAGGAAGTCTTTGAGTTCGGCGGTCGATTGCTCGATTGCGTCCTTGCGCTTCATCGCAAACAATTCTTCGAGCTGCGCGTATTCCTCGGTCGTCGCGCCAGCTTCCTTGAATATCTCGCGCAGGTGCGTCATTTGCTTGTCGAGATCGGCAAGCGCCGCGCCTAGCGGGTCCTGAAATGCCTTGAGTTCGCGGAACACGCCTTCAAATGCGAGCGCCTTCTGCACGCCGCGTTCAAGGTCGTCTGCATTCTTGAGTAGCCGTTCGGTGCCTTTACGCAATCCGACGAGAACCCCATCCTTGATGAGGTTTTGCATGGCAAACAGTGCCGCAGCCTCGGCATCCGAGCCGAAATCAACCACACCGTTCTTTGCTTTCGTGCGGCCTGCGCCGGTGGGGTCAACACGGTATTTGCCCTTGCGAATGCCGATTGAAACGCTGCCGCGCGACGGATCAACCGTGCCGCCGAGTTCAGCCGCAAGCGAGTCTAGGCTTTCGATGATAGCGCCCGCGCTCTTTTGAGCCGCCGCAAGGCGCGAGCTGCTATTGCTGCGCGTGCCAGTGATGCCTAGCGAGCCGCCCGCATTGCCGATTGTTACAGAAGCCTTGGGCGTCTTGCCGAAAATGCTACCGAGCGCGCCGCCTAATAGACTGCCCGCGATTGCTCCGATTGGCCCGGCTGCACTACCAAGACCGCTGAACACTTTATTAAGCCCGGCAGACAAGAGTTTCTCTCCGAATTTCTGGCCGAGAGCGCCACCTATTGCGCTGCCAATCTGTCCTCCCGTGCTATTGAAGCCGAAGGCATTCCCCGCAATCAGTCCAGTGCCTGCCCCCTTGAGCAGAAGCGACATGTTCTTGAAGAAGTTGCTGTCTTTGTCGAAAACGGCAGATATTTCATCGCCGATGGTGCGAGCGATGTAGTGCACATCACCCTTGCTGTCTGTGATCTTCGAAACGCCGGTTCCGATATTGAGAATATCGCCAATCGGACCTCGAATTGCGCGCGTATTGCCGGTGAATATGCCAAGCGCGCCGCCTATCGCACTACCGACGCCACCAATGTTGCCTAGCAGGTAGATCATCTCTTGGAGTTGGCCGTTCGCGTCCTCTGTCGCGCGGGCCAGCTCCCGCATTTCGCGCACGCGGTTCTCGACTAATTCATTCGATTCCGGCAGCACTTTTGCGACAAGCGAGCCGGGATCTTCAAAACCGAGTTTCTTCTTGCTTTGGTCGATGCCTTCGCCGCGCAAGGCTTCAAGCGCGCGCTCAAGTTCGAGTAGCGTCGGGAGTGCCTTTTCGCCTGCCGCCTCTGCCTTGGCGATCTCGCGGGCGAGCATTTCAAACTCGCCATTGCGTTGCGCCCGGTCACGTTCCGGCTTCAAGAGACGATCGAGAAGGTTGTCGAGCGCCTTGGCTTGCTCATTCACCGCTATGGTCTTTGCCTTGGTCGCAGCGGTTGAGCTTTTCGTTGCCTTCTCGCTGTCTTTGTCGGCATTCGCCTTTTTGTAAGCGGCGGCGGCAAGCTCTCCATCCACCACAAGAAGCCTTTGCCGTATTCCGAGCGCCTCTTGCTCGAGCCTATTGCGCCGCCTCTGATCCGCCAGTTCCCCTGCGATATCCGTGGCGAACCTTCGTTTGTATGGCGTTGCAAGCTCTAACTCGATTTGAGATAGTCGATCGCGTGATCGGTTGGCACCTTGATCCGCCAATGCACCCTCAATTCGAGATGCGCGTTCTTCGGCCGCTTTATCGATCAGCCTTTGCAATGCATCGGTTGCCTTATCCGCAGCGCTTTCGGTGTCGAATAGCCGCGCGATGAATGGCGATAGCGCCGTAACCGCCGCCGCGATGCCGATCCCCCACGGCCCCGCCAGGAAGCCAATCAGCCCGCCGGCACTGCCACGCATAAGTGATAGCGCGCCGACGACTTGCGTGCCTTGTGCAGCGAATATCTGCATCGGCCTTGCGCCGAGCGCAAACTGCGTCGCAACGTCGCTCAATTGATATGAGAGCTGAGTCGCGCCCGCCCGCATTGCGCCTGCGCTTGCGGTCGCCTTGCCAAGCCCTGCCGCCGACCGTTGCGCCTCGCGCGCCATTTCGGTCGCGGATTGCCCCACCTTGCGCTGCGCCTTTTCGAGCCGCTCGCTTTCCATGCGGAGCGCGATTTCCTCAAGCCGCAACCGCCCCGCTTCGCTTGAAGCCTTAACCCAAGTCTTGCCCTGCGCGTCGGTCGCCGCCTGCGTCCGCTTGCCTGCGGCCGTCAGCTTGTCGAGGTCGGCGGTGCCTTGCTTGACCTCGCTACTGTCAATCTTGACGACAAGGTTTGCGAAGTCAGTCATTTGCGCTCACTCCGTTTCTTGTCGGCAACTTCAAGGTAAGCGCGGTCGGCCGCTTCGATCGCCTGGATTTCCCACGATGCGAATTTCCAACCGCGATTGCGCTGGCGATAGAAAATATCGCTTTCGCTGATCGGCGAAGGGCCGAAGCCGTTGCTGCCGCGCTTACGGTGCAACGCGATGAACTCGGCCCAAAGCAAGGCTGTGCCTGGCGGCTTTTGCGGGGCATCGGCAAGCATGGGATGGCGCTTGCCTGTTTGGCGCTCCCAACTTGCCAAATGTTCCCGCAATGGCTGTCCATCTACACTATCCCCTAATTCGAACTCCGACCGAGCGAAGGCGGCAAAGCCCTCGATCAGCCCTTGATAAAATTTCCCAATTCGCCCGTTTGTTCATTCACTTGCGGGCGGACCCAACGAAAACGCTTCATCCACTTGACTGCGTTCTCGGTCGTGAACTCGTATTCTTCGCCGCCCCAAAGAATGACCGGCTTGCTTTCGCCATCGACGACCGTGCGCCAACCTTTGACGCAGGAAACAACCGCGCGGATCAGCCGGTCCTCGTCGTCCTCGATCGGCGTCGGTGCGTCGGCCTTGCCCTTGCGCTCGGCTTCGAATGCCTTGCGCCGCTCCCTGTTTTGCTCGGCGCGTAGATAGGTTTGGAACGTCGCGCTTTCGGAGCCGACGACGCTAAGGAATACGCCAAGCCCGACCTTTGTTTCGGGGTGGACAAGTTCGAACTCAACCGGCTCGTCGCAAATGCGGTCGAGATCGAGCGCATCGAAATCGAAGGCCGCTGGCTTGGTTTTTGCGTTACTCATTTCAATTCTCCGTCAGGGTGCCACCGGGGACTGACGGGCTCCCCGGTGACAAGGTTGTTCAAGCCGCTAGTTTCCATTTGAAACCATAGGCTTGGCTGTAACGACCGCTCAACGCGCGCTGGATTGACGCATGTGTCTTTCCAAGCGCGCGTGCAGCGGAATTGATTGATTTGAATTTTCTCGTGGTGCCGTCAGGCGCTATTCGGATGACTGGCTTCAATCCGCCGATGAGGCCGATTTCACTTGCATGAACCATGTTCTCTGAATGGGTGCACCATTCGAGATTTGTCGGCTTATTGTTCGATTTGACGCCATCAATATGGTTCACGTGGAGTGAAACTCCGTCTCCATGAAATGCCAAGGCGATCAAGCGGTGGACATTCACGGCCCTGCGGTTTGAGAGGTAAACAGTCGAGTATCCGCCTGCGTCCGTCCAAGGTTTTAGAACGCGCCCTTTGCAAGGCATTGGGCGCGTTCCACCCCATCGTGAGGGAACCTCAAGCACGCGATCTAGAGAGCGAACTCGCCCAAGCGAACTCGCCTCATAGAACCCGTCAGTGCCGGGAATGGGTTTCCATTCTTCCGACATCATACCGCCAGCGAGTCTTGCAGTGTGATGATGGTTTGATCGTTTGCGAGAGCGGTGCCGCCAGCCCCGTTGATCTCGGCGACGAAGTTCATCGTTTGGACGATTTGCTTTTCGCCATCGTCGCGGTCGTCGCTGAACAGCTTGACCTTCGACATCGAGAGCGTGACAAAATCCGCGCCGCCCGTTGCGTCGTCGGCAAGCATGAGCACGATCGAAGTCGTCGTTTCGTCGTCGAAGATCGCGCCGAGCGTGTCGCTTTCGTAAAGGACGGTAATCGTGCCGGAAACACGGATGCGGCCCTTTTGCGTGTCGGGGCGATAGTTCGAACCGACAACGCCTTCGCCTGCAGTGATCTGGCCGTCGATCGTGACGCGCGCCGAAGTGATCGTGGCATAAACGGTGCCGCCGACAAGGACCGCGCCGTTTACGCTCGAAACAACCGAAGATGTCGTTTCTGCGGTTGGCGTGGTGAGCACTTGCGTGCCGGACTTGGTGCGAATGCCAAGGCCGACCAGGTTGAAGGTAACGCCGACATTGCCGGTCGATGGCACGTTGATTTCGGCACTTGCGACCTGGATATCCTGGTGCAGGTGATAGCGCGTTACATCGGTCCAGTTTTCCTCGATCGTGTAATAATCGTTGGTGTGCGAGGAAGTCGGCGCATAAACCTTCTTGCCGGGGACCGAAACCGTGCAAGACGCGATCGGACCTTCCGCGACAAGTGCGTCGCCGCTCGGAACGATCACAGTCAAGACGGTCGCCGTGACGCCCGTAACGAGCAGGTTGACGCCCACGTTTGCCGCATTGAGCGAACCGCCCGAAAGCCGCACAACGTCGCCGATCTTGATGCCGCCAGTCAGGAAGTCGCCCGACGCGCGCGTTACGGTATAGGGACCGCTGCCCGCGATGGTGAGCGACAGGCCGGTGATGTTCGAAGTCGCTGCCCATGCCTTGCGCAGGAGCGAACCGAACCAGTCCTGATAGGATAGCGGAGAAACCAGCCCGTTGACTGTGCCGGCAGACGAGCGGACGCCATGCGTGTCGCCCGTGTGCTGTTGGTGCGAAACGATCTCGTTATTCGCATACGAGTCCTTCGTTACCGGGAACGTAGCCGTCTCGCGGCGGATCAATTGACCGCCCGAGCCCGAAGCAGGCGTGCCAAGGCCAGCCTGCTTCTTGTAAGCGATAGTCTTGTTAATACCTTGGGCGACGCTCATTTTTACCTCCTATAACGCGACGTGGGCGAAGAAACGGATGCGGACGGGAACCATCCAACGGTCCTCCTCGGCGCGTCCTGGCGATATTTCCGGCGTGCGGTTGATCGTCGTGGTGACGCCTGACGCCGTGAAAGACGCGCCACGATTAAAGGTTGTGCGGATAAGTTCGGCACGCGCCTCGGCAGGGTCAGCCCCCGCGCCAAGCGCGTAGTAAAGCCGGATCTGGAAAATCCCCTGCTCGGTATGCCCCGCGCCAAATTCGGGATTGTCGGGCGATGCGAACAGGATATCGGCGCGCTGGTAAGGCGTGCCGTCAACCGGCGTGAAATCGAGGTTAGGCCATGCGGTATCGAGCGCGGGCGACATACCTGCGAGCGCGGTTTCCAATGCGGTGCGGACGGCGAGGACGGTCATTGCACCGCCTCCACCGCTTCGCGCACAATCTGCTCGAACTCGACAACCGTTAGGCCGACCATCCCTTGCGGTGCCTGGTGCGACCAGCCTTCTTCGAGGCGGCGCGCATAGGGCGCGTTATTGGCGAGGAAATAGACGTGGCCTGCGGGCTGCGCGGGGATCTCGGCGATGATCTTGCCTTGCGTTGCCTCGCCCGTTGGATCGACGCCAACAATCTCGCCAGCGGGGATTGTTCCGACGCCTAGCTGCCAGTTTGCGCGGAAATGCCCGCCAACATAGCCTTTCGGCGGCGGGTTCTTCCAATAGCGCGCATCGCCGACCGGGCTGCGATCATCGAGCCGCGAGGCAATGCCGACGACGATGGCGCGGACCGCATCGTCGGCTTTGTCCTTGGTCTTTTCTACGAAGCGTTGAAGGTCAAGCGCGAAGGTCATTGCACCCTCCGCACGACTGCATCGAACATGATAACGAGGCCAGCGGGCGAAAGCTGGTCGATCGCAATAATCGTCCGCTTGCTGCCATCGGCCAGCGTTACGGTCGAATTGACGGGAGGCTCGGCCAATGCCGCGCCCGCGCTATCGAGCGCCGAGATAAGCAGCGTCTCGTCACTCTGCTTGATAAGGTCGCCATCGACCTTGCGCGCCTTTGTAAGTGGCAAAAGGACCGCCGTTGTCGTCGCGCTATAGGCGGTCGAAGTGACCGCGCGCGTAGAGGTATTGAGCGTTGAAGTCCCGCTCTTGCCCGCAATCGTGATTGTCTGCCCCTTGGCGGCGATCATCGTCTTGGCTGAAAGGCGTTGAGCGACCGTCATGCGCGCACCAGGAAGGCGTTTGCCGCGCCCCCTTTGAGATACGGGCCGAGCGCCATGTCGATCGACGGATAACGCTTCGCTTGCGGCGAAAACGTGTCATATTCGGTTTCAAGCGGGCCGACTTTCTCGCGCTTTATGCCGCGTTCGAGATCTGGCGCGAGATCGCCCGCCGCAGCCTTTAGCGCGAGATCGGCGCAGACGTTCGCAACGTCGCTCGGCACGACATTGCTGTCGATATCCCAACCATCGACGATCGCGCCATAACGCGGCCAGGAAAGCGCCTGCGCGCGCAAGAGGCGCGTGCCTTTCCAGCGCAAGCGGTAAGCCTGCTCCATGTAGATCGTCGCGCGGCGCAGGGCTTGTTCCTTTTCCGCCGTGGTGAGCGAACCAGGCCAAAGCGTGCTGCCGTTGTTTGTGTGGCGCGTATCAGCATCCGCAACGCTGATATAGCTTTCGGCGGCGCTCAAGCCTGTGCCATCTTCGACGGTCAAAGCCATTATGCGGCCTCCTGCAGCGGGTAAGTCTCAGACAAGCCCGCGAGCGGATAGGTCTCGGAGCCGGTCAGCGGATAGGTCTCGGAAAGGCCCGCAAGCGGGTATTGAACTAGCGGAATGGCCGCATCGCTACCTACGGCACTTGCCGCAGCGACCGCCGCGACAAGGCCGTCTGCACTGGCGATTGATTGGCCGACGCCGACCGCAACACCGAAGCCCGATGAAATGGCAACGCCGGCTGCATATGCGCTGCCCGTTGCCGCTGCGCTCGCCATAGATGCCGCTGCCCCGTCAGCCGAACTAATCCCGGTGCCTGTCGCAGTGGCGCTCGACGTAGCGCTCGCGCTGCCGATTGAAGCCCCGGCATCTGCAATGCCCGTTGCTGTTGCCGTTGCTGTTGCAGAACCATCAGCAGAGGCGGTTGATTGCCCGATTGCGGTTGCTGTCGAAACTGCGCTAGAAACGCCGTCAGAAGCGCCCGAAAGCGCAACCCCCGTTGCGGTTGCTGCGGCGTTAGAAGCACCATCAGCGGCGCTTGTGGCAACACCTACGCCCGAAACAGAGGCGGTTGCCGCCGCCGAACCATCGCCAGCGTTGACCGAGCCGCCCGATGCGCTTGCAGAAGCGGTTGCAGCGCTTGCACCATCGCCAACCGTAACGCCCGCGCCTTCACCTGTTGCAGAAGCGCTTGCTGTTGCAGAACCGTCGCCAATGAATAGCGATCCGCCAACTGCGCTTGCCGCTGCGCCTGCCGTGCTCGCGCCATCGGCGATTGCATCGGATTGCCCAACGCCCGCGCCCGAAACTGTTACACTAGACGCGCCATCGCTTTGAGCGGTTGAGAGTCCGATTGCAGTTGCGCTCGCACTTGCCGCCGCCGAACCATCGGCGGAATAAACCGCAACACCTGTGGCGGTCGCACTTGTGGCCGCTGCCGATGCACCATCGGCGCTTTGCAATTGCGTTCCTGTGGCGCTCGCGCTTGACGTTGCACTTGCAGCACCACCAGCCACCGCCGTTGAAGCGCCCCCTGCCGTTGCCGAGACTGAAGCGGACGAAGAACCTGGCGATGATGCAGTCGATGCGCCAACCGCTGTTGCGGTTGCCGAAGCCGAAGACGAGCCGACATTTTCCGCAACCGTATAAGTGTAACGGATTTGGCCGCGAGCGCCGTTGCCGCCAGAAGTCCCACCGTTACCTCCGCCACCCCCACCACCGCCTGGGGCACCACCAGCATAACCATTGACCCCGCTGTCACCGCCTGCGCCACCAGCGCCACCTTCAACATACGAGGTGCCTGCGGCATCCTCCGAGCCTGTCGTCGTGCCGTTGTTCGCGTTGCCGCCCGCACCACCTTGTGAGCTGGCACCACCCTTTTGCGCGCCCGCTGAACCAGCGCCGCTAGGACCAGCCGCGCCACCACCGCCCGGACCACCGCGAGAGCCGCCACCGCCCTGTGGGGCCGTTCCATTGCCGCCTGTTGCCCCCGAATTTAGAGTTCCCGTGACAGACGGTGTGCCGGAAGTCACATGAGAACCACCCGAACCGGCTGAAGAGCCGATGCCAGCAGAGCCGGATATTGCGATATAGTAATTACTGGTTAGACCCGAATTATTGACAGCGAATCTAGTGCCAACGGTGGAATCCGAAGCTGCATTGGAATTTCCTGTTGCTATGTTCCAATATAGTGTATCGCTCCCACCCGTAACGGTAAAAGTTCTGGAAACATAGCCACCCGCCCCGCCGCTCGCGCTTTGGCCACCCGCGCCATTACCACCGCCACCCCACGCCTCGACCGTGATCGAAGTCACGCCTGTAGGAATTACGAACGAACCCGCTCCCGTGGCGGTAACGGTAACAGTGGTCATATCGCCGCCTTCCCGTAAAGCCACGCTTCCGTGCGTGTGAGCGCCAGAATTGGCCGATAATCTGGCACCATCTCAATGGGCAGCGGCTTGGGTGTGTGCAGGTCGAAAACAAGGTTGCTTGTCAGCGCAACCGCATGGTGCAAGCGGGCGATCTTGTCATAAACCAGCAGCAGCCACGACTTGACGCCCAAGTCAGCAAGCATCGCCATCTTGAGCAATGCCATGTCCTCACAGTCGCCCCTGCCGCATTCAAGTGTCACGCTGGGTGATTGCCAAGCGTCCGCCCGGTCGCGCGTGTAATGTATCCTGTCATTGACGAAGCGATTGATAGCCGCCGCCGAATTAACCCCGCCTATAGCTATCTTTAACTCAGGCAACCCCAGCATCTTGTGATAGGGCTGGTTCAGCCTGATCGGTGCGCGGCACCAAAGGCGAGGGGGGGATTCTGTCATGGCAGCGCATTCCCGAACAGCGCCTTAGCGGCCCGCTCCTTCGCCTCCGCCATGCGTGCGCTAACGAACTCGGGATCGGTGCGGCCTTCCGCATAAGCATCTCCGACCGCGTTTTCCATTGCGCCTTGGATTTCCCTTGCTGCGGGTTTGAGCCACTCGCTCTTGAAGTTTACCGAAATGCCGACCGCGCTTTTGACAATCGGATAAAGTCGTTCTGCGCTGGGCTTCAATTGATCCGGCAAGCCGCTTGGCAGGTCGCGTTCACACAACCATGCGTGCGAATAGGCACGCTTGCGAAGCGATACAGAAGCCGCCTCGGTGCGCGCCCTGTGCATGATGATTTCGGCTTCTGCGCGGGTCTTGGGTTGCGGCAAATGGGGCGAAGCCTCACGCCAATAGGCACGCAAACCTCTAACGTCCGCCGTTTCCAGCAAGTCAGAGAAGGCCCGCGCTCCCATTCATTTAGTCCAGCGTGATAGCGGTCGAAGTCGAAAGCTGCGGCGTGACGCCGTTGCCCGTGACAATGTTCGGCGTAACCGTTCCAGATGCGAGAATGTCAGCCGCACCGCCGCCAGTTTTGCCGGTCGAGAAGTGCGTTACTGTGCCGGAGCCGCCCGTGCCTGCCGGGAAGCTGATTGCCGCGACGGGCGAAACACTGTTGTTTGTCACAGTCCAACCGCCAGTCGTGCGAGCGACGTTGACGCGCGCATACGAGGTGTAAGTCGTTTCGCTCGTTGACATTGTGCCGGTATCGCCTGGGTCTGCCGTGTGCAAACCGCAATGAATGTTGGTCTGTGGTGAAGTTGCGGCGTTGTCCGCGTAGTTTGCCCACGCAACCGCCGTATAGATGAGATCGAGAATTGCGTTCTCGGTTACGTCTGCAAAGCCTGCCATTGGTTAAGCCTCCTGCCAGCCGCCCGCGCGGAAGTTCTCGACCTCGGCGGGGTGGCAATCACATTCGTGCGGCGCGGGGAAATCCGACGAACGCACCATCTTGACGAGTTTAGGCCCGGCTTCCTTTGCGGGAGCCGGCGCCTTTGCTGTTGCTTGTTTTTTCGCTGCCATGATCGGCCTCCGGTTAGAGACCGGGGCGGGGGAGAGGGAAACCGCCCCGGTCTAGGTGGATCAGCCGAGCAGGGTGGCGATGTGAGCCGACTTGACCGCGCTCACGCCCCAAGCGGCACGAACGTGGAACACGTTCTGCAGGAACTGCTTGTAGAGCGCGACTTCGAACACAAGGCCCGAAACCGGGTCGACGATCGTGACAGCATCTTCCGCCGCGTCGCCGCCTTCCGGCAGTGCCGGCATACGGTTTGCGAGGATGATTGCGTTACGGTCGAAGGCCAGGTTCGCGGTGTAGTTGTTGCCGACCGTGATAGCGTCGTTGTCGGTTTCGGCTGCGATCAGACCGGGCTCGCCGATCGTGAACGCGCCACCCGAAAGTGCGGTGTTCACGATATACTTATCCGAGGTGCCTGCGAAGGTCACAACGTCACCAGCCAGGATCGTGCCCGAACCAGTATCCGCCGCGATCGAGGTGTCGCCAATGGCACTCGATGCGTCGTTGAGCAGGTAGCTTGCGCCAGTGCCCTTCGTATGGATACCAACGGCGTCAGAGTGGCGTAGCGCAAAGTTCTGCACGCGGTCGGTCATACCGTTGCGCAGCATGTCAGCCGAACCAGCCTCGTTGACTTTGAACAACACCGACTGCTTGCCGCGCAGGTTTGCGATAGCAGCGTGGCCGAGGACGAGCTGGCGGTCACTCGTCGGGCAACCGTTCTCGTCGAGAATGCGGGCAACGCCAGCAAAATCGCTGAGGTCGCTTGCGGTGCCGAAAGGCGCGGTTGCGGCGGTGCCGTAGCCGCGCGAGGACGACTGATAGCCTTCGGTCCAGAGATCGACTTCCATCTCGTTCACCAGGGCGCGAATGCCCTGATAAAAGCGCTGCGCCTGGATCGAGGAGAAAGTGCCAGCGTTCTGCAAGCCCTTGGTTTCCTCGCCATTCCAGCGAACAGGAACGTGCTTCGACTTGGTGATCGAAACGGTCACATTGCCGATTGTTTGATCGCCGGTGTCAGGCGCGGTGACGCCTGGCGTGTTGTTCGCCGAGGTTGCAACGGGTGTAATCGGGATAATAAGGTTCTGACCGATTGCTACGCGATCGGCGGCAGTGTCGGTGCGAACGGCGGGAACCATGCCGACCATCTCACGCGAAACGGTATCAAGCGCTTCGGTGATGTCGGGAATAAGGCTGGTGAGCGTGTTTGCCACGGGAAATCTCCGGTTTGAAGGTTTGAAGCCGCGGCAGACCTGATCTGCGGTGCGGTTCCGGCCTTACCGGAGAAAGAAACGGACCTTGCCCATCTCTATGACGCAAGAAAATGATTCAAATGCGTAAGAATGTCAATAGGGGCTATGCAGGCGGTGCATTGTCTATGATCGCACGCAATGCTGCGGCAGGGATCAATGTGCGCCCGCCGATCTTTACCGCCTTGAGCCGGCCGTCCTTGATCATGCGGTTGATCGTCGTGGTGCCAAGACCAAGCGCCTTCGCAGCGTCTTTGATGCTATATGCCAGCTTCTCGGGTTCGGTCATTGGGCGTCCTTACTGTCAAGGCCAACATGGCCCTGGTTGCATCCCGATATGCGATTATTCGCAAACTAGGAAGCGCGCCATCTCTAAACGCTGATGGGCGAAGGTATCGCGCCACGCGGTCGAGAGTTTCGGCGTCAACGCAGAACTCAGTCATCGATTCTCTTTCTGCCTGTTGTAGTCCCGGTCATTTCGCGCCCTTCTTGAGCGAGCGGATTAGGCGGGTCAAGCGGAGTTGTTCCGCTTTGGCCTCGACCACACCGTCATCGATCATATCGATGGGTATTCCCGTGAGTTTGGACATGTTGCCTTTTGTGGTAGAGAGTTCGCCCTTCCGCGTCTTTCTGAACCTTTTGCCGCCTTCTGCTACGGCGCGGCTGTATCGCTTTAGCTTTTCGCCGGAAAGGCCGGAGCGCCACGCATTGACGCGCTCGCATATCCGCCTCGCATTTCGCTTATGGTACTCCGCAAAATAAGGGCGGTTGCGCTCCTTGTTGGCCTTATTCTCAGCACTCCGACACGTCTTGCATTTTGAGCGCAATCCATCAGCATTTGACTGGTGGATATGGTACTCGGAGTGCGGTTTGTCTTCACCGCACCCCTTGCACCGCTTGGTTATCTCAGGCCGCATTGGCGAGCCGCTTCGGCGCGTTGGACTGAAGGTTGTTTTCAAACACCTCGCGAGCAAGCTGCAGTTGCTCGGCCTTGAGATACTTACCAGTGATATTGGCAAGTTCGGCAGCTTGTTTGATTTCCACATCGCCGCGCTTCAATTCCTCATAAAGCGCGCTCATGTCTGCCTTTACGTCGTCTAGGGTTTTCATTTAAGTGCTCCATGTTTCCATCCATCTCTGTTCGTTTCCGTCCATAGTTGTCAGCCATGTTGGCCCAGAGATGCCGCATTTATACCATGCTGAACCATTAATGCAATAGGGCTGTGAATTATGTGAAAGGTGTATAGTGTAGCTTGACACTTGGCGTATTGTATGGCAATACACTCGCATGGAAATCGAGAGCATCAAGCACAAGGCGCTTCAAGGGTTCGCAGAAACCGGCAAGTCGGCGGGCATTATCCAGCCGAAACGGCTCACCAACATGCTTGCATTTATCGCTAACGCTGGCTCTTTCGACGAACTGCGCACTCCGCCTAACTTTGGCTTTCATGCGCTGAAAGGTGATCGCAAAGGCACATACGCCATGACGGTCACAAAAAACTGGAGGCTCACATTCACTAAGCTCGACGACAGGAGGGTCGGCGAGCTTGATTTGGAGGATTATCACTAATGGCTATCAAGCTACACGACTCTTTCGCCATCCATCCCGGCCCGTTCCTCATGGAAGAAATCGTTAAGCCCTATGGATTGAACGTAACAATCGCCGCAGAGCGGCTAGGGGTAACGCGCGCAGCCATGAGCAACATGCTCAACGGGAAGGCCGCGCTTTCGCCCGAAATGGCTATTCGGTTCGAGAAGGCTTTTGGTGTCTCTGCCGCGACCATGCTTCGAATGCAGTCCGCATATGATCTGGCACTTGCCAAGAAGGCGGCAAAGGCGATCAAGGTCGATCGCATCCCCGAACCCGCCTGATAATAGGGACCGTGCGCCCGTCAACACACGGTCCCTATCCCCCTGTCAGGCTGCTGCGTCGATGACCTTGCCGCCGTCCTTCATAAATGCCCGCGTCCCTGCCGGATCGCTGACAACCTTCTCGTTGTATTCGGCCCGCGTCATAGTTTTGCCGCCGCCGCCATTGCCATTGCCGCCAGGAGCGCCGCCGCCGCTATTGTGCGGGGCTGCGCGCCATGCCTTGCCGTCCTCGCTTTCGAGCATCGCCTTGATCGCATCGCGCGCGGGCTTGTCGCCGATCATCACGCTGTATTTCCCATCGACGAGATCGGCCTTGGCCTGCGCTGCCATCATCGCCTTGAAGCCTGGGATCAGGCTCGGGATGACGTTGCCCTCGGCAATCGCGCCTGCAAGTTCGGCGTCGAGCGCATAGCTGCGCGCCGCAGCCTGCTCGGTTTCGAGCGACTTGACCGCCTTGTCGCGTTCGGTCGAAATCGTCTTGATATCGCCCTTGAGCTTGGCGTTTTCGGTTTCGGCGGCTTCGGCGCGCTTTTCGGCCGCTTCCAATTCGGCGGGGTCGATTTCCTTCGCCGCGCGCACCTTGGCGAGCAGTTCGCGGTTCTTCGTTTTCAGGCCGTCGACTTCCTCGTCGAATGCAGCCTTTGCCTTTTCAACCGCATCGGCGACCGCCTTGTCGATATCCGCCTTGGTGAATGCTTCGTCTGCCATGTCATTTCTCCTTCATGCGCTGTTTGATCTGTTCGAGTGTCAACTCGCGCCCGCTTCCACTCACTAAATCCCGCAAGGTTACCTTTCCCTGCCGCCAGAGCGCGGCGCGCTCTGCGCCAAGCGCCTCCTCGATATATTCGGGCGATTGCCGCCGCAGGAACTCGCTAAAGGTCAATGCACTGGTCGGCCCATCCTTCGAAGCCCGCCTGCGGCCCGCCGCCAGCTTTGCGTCGAGCCCTTTCACGCCGAGAATGGCGTCGAGCGACTTGGCAACAGGCGACATTGTGCAACGGCAAGCGAAATGCGCGGGTGGCAATTGGAAATCCATCGCATCTTCACCCTGGTCGACCGGATTGCCTTCGAGATCCCAAACGCGCCCGTCGAGCGCCATGCATGTGCGGCAAGTGTGGCTGTCAAGCGTCGCCAGCCAACGCACGCCCGCAAGGTGGCGGCTATTGTTCGCAAACGTCTCCAGCCTCGCGCGGTTGGCAGCGGTCATTATCGAGGAATGGACAAGCGAACGCACATTGCGGCGGGCGGCGTCCATGATGCCAGGTTCGTCGCCTGTGCCGATGATCCGCGCCGTGATCTGTTCTTGCGTTGCGCCCTCGATCACGCCTTCGCGCACGATCCGCGCGAAATCGAATTGCAGGCGTTCGGATTGCTTTACCCACCATGCCGCCGAGGGCGCGCCTTCGATCAGCACCGTTTTCGCCAGCGAGGCGATGCGTTCCGGCGTAAGCGCGCGGATTGCGCCTAGCGTGCGGATAGCCTCGACGGTTTGCTGCGAGACGACGAGCATGAGCCCGCGCGTGTCGACAACGCCGCCGAGCGCCGAATATCGCCCGTCGATCGCCTTCTTGGCCTCGTTGAGAATTGCCTCGATCTCGCGCCGCTTGGCATTGCTTAGGTCGCGCTGTGCAAGCAGGGTTTTGAGGTCGCGCTCAAGCGCAGCCATGATCCGCATGGCATCGGCCTGGTCGTTCGCAGACAGGCGTTCGAGTTCGAGCGCATTCTTGAGGATAGCCTCTTGCAGTTCGAGTTCGCTCAATAGTCCTCCCCCATGTCATCGAGGCGCCGCACGATGAGGACGCAAAGCACCATCGGCGGCACGACGATGCCGAGCAGCAAGCCAGCGAGGAAAGCGAGGGCGGTCATGCCGCCATCTCCCCGCCTTGGCCATCATTCGCTGCAGGCGCAGGCGCGGGCGGCTCTTGCGTCGCAATCCGCTCCTGCTCGTCCTCCCATGTGACCTCACTGTCGGCAACATCGGCGCGCTGCAGCAAGGCGTAGAAGCTTTGTTCCGAAAGCAGCCCCATTTGCACCGCCTTCATGTAAGCGGTGATGTCCTGCGCCGAGAGCATCGCCGGGTTGAAGTCGCGGTTAAGCTGGTAAACAACCGCCTGGTTGACGCCCGCCCATGCCGAGAACACGGCGAGCGCCTTTTCGAGCCCTTCGCTGATCGCGGTTGCGATCGAGGCCAGCACGCTATTCTCGCCCTGCCTGTGGATCGAAGCGGTTTCCGCAGCTTCGACGGCCCGCTTTT